AAAACCATGATACTATTAATATGTTACATAATGAAGGAGTAGTAAATGAAGTTTAGTGCAAAAACAGTAGAAGTATTGAAGAATTTCTCTTCAATTAATCCAGGTTTATATTTTAAACAGGGTAATGTAATTTCAACAATGTCACCACAGAAAAACATTTTATGTGAAGCTGTTGTAACTGATGAATTTCCACAAGATTTTGGTGTACATGATTTGAATAACTTCTTATCTGTATTGACCTTGAACAAAGACCCCGAAATCGATTTTGACGGCAAAAATGCTGTTATTAAATTCCTTGGTGGCCGTTCTAAAATTAAATATCGTTTTGCTGAAGCGTCAATGATTATTTCTCCACCCGAGAAACGTATTACATTACCATCAGTTGATGTTTCATTTGATTTTACTGAAGATGATTTGGCATGGATTCAAAAAACAGCCGCTATCTTACGTTCACCAAATGTAGCTGTAGAAGGCGACAAAGAAAACGTTTCACTTGAGTGTTTTGATGCTGCCGATAATTCAGCACCAACTAATTCATTAGATATTGGTCTAAAAACAGATAAGAAATTTAAACTAATCTTTAAAACAGAAAATCTTAAAATGATTCCTGGTGCTTACTCTGTGGAAATTTCATCTAAAGGTATTGCTCATTTCACGAATACTAAAGATAATATTCAATATTGGATTGCCACTGAAGCTGGTTCTACCTTCGAGGATTAATATGGGGTTAAAATACTTTACAAATCAATACGAAGGCAATGCAGATAATTCTATTGCCATTAATTGCGACCATGTGGTTTCTGTATATGTTTCTGAATTAGAAGTCCCTAAACATAAAAAAATTAAAGTTACAACCATTTATTGTTTAACTGGCACAACTTTTAATGTTACTGATAATTATATGGATGTTGTTGCCCGTTTAAATGAAAGAGATTAATTATGACACAAGTAAATACAATATTTGGTGATTTTAAAGAAGATGATTTAAAGATTATCCGAGATTCACTACAAGAAATTTCAATCCACTTACAAAAGATTGAAGGTGAAACATTAGCAATTAAAGATATAGTTGATGTGGTGTACGACCAATATAAAATTCCTAAGAAAATTGTAAAACGTTTGGCCAAGGTACATCACAAGAATTCTTTTAGCCAACAAGTGGTGGAAGACAAAGAGTTTGAAGCTTTATACATTGGTGTGACAGAAGTAAAATAGTTACTGAGCGGTAATATTTTGATTAAATCCGCTCAGTTAATAGTAAAATATTACTGAGCGGTAACTTTATTATGGAGTAGTTTATGAGTGAACAAATTCTTTGGACCGAGAAGTATCGTCCTAAAAAAGTGGAAGATTGTATTCTTCCCGATGCAACAAAAGCAACATTCCAAGAGTACGTCAATCGAAAAGAAATCCCTAATCTATTATTATCAGGCTCTGCCGGCGTAGGTAAAACTACAATTGCAAAAGCTTTGTGTAATGAAGTTGGTTGTGACTTTATTGTTATCAATGGGTCTGACGAGTCTGGAATCGATGTCCTTCGCAATAAAATTAAGAACTACGCATCTTCTGTGTCCCTTTCTGGTGGACGCAAGGTAATCATCATCGATGAGGCGGATTACTTAAATCCAAACTCAACACAACCGGCTCTTCGTGGTGCAATTGAAGAATTCGCTGGTAATTGTTCTTTCATATTTACATGTAATTACAAAAATCGTATTATTGACCCAATTCATTCACGTTGCACTGTAATTGATTTCAAAGCTAATGGCAGTAAAGCTAAATTAGCAACACAATTTTTTAAACGTGTGGAATGGATTCTTGAGCAAGAAAATGTCACATACGATAAAGATGTTGTGGCCGCAGTCATCACCAAACACTTTCCAGACAACCGTAGAGTATTAAATGAACTACAACGATATGCCGTTTCTGGTGTCATAGATAAAGGTATTCTAGCTAATGTTTCTGAAATATCATTGGCTAGTTTATTGTCCAATCTAAAAGAAAAAGATTTCACGGCAATGCGCAAATGGGTTACACAGAATTTGGATAATGACCCAGTTCGTATCTATCGTAAAATCTATGATTCCATGTACGAGAGTTTAAAACCCGAGTCTATTCCTCAAGCTGTTGTTACGCTAGCACGATATCAATATCAGGCAGCGTTTGTTGCTGACCAAGAGATTAATTTAGTTGCTTGTCTAACTGAGTTTATGGTGGACTTGGAGTTTAAATAATGTTTGATAAGAAACATTGGACTGAAATTTGCCAACGTGTCGCTAATGAAGCTCAGATTGTTTTACCTAGAGTCAAACACACTAAAGATAAATCAACACTGATATCAAGTATATTCGAAATACAAGCAGAAAAATATTTCAACGAGAATGGTATTCATGTCAAAGGATGTCAAACTGACCGAGAACCTGATTTGATTTTTCCTAATACTGGGCCTTGTGAAATAAAAGTTACATCAGTACAAAAAACAGAAGTGAAATCGTGCAAATGGATGGGTGGCCAATTTTCAAAAAGAACTTCTGATTTTTTATTAATTACTTGGAATTCAACCAAAACATTATGGGGTAACACATACTTTTTTTCTATAACTCATTGTTATATTGATAAAAACGAATGGCAATCTTTAGATAATGGAAATAATAGTTTTTATGGTACAGGTTTTGACTTTAATATGTTGAGAAACAGGAAACATAATGTCATTGTTGGAACAGAAACGAAAGATAAATTTATAATGGAAAGTTTTAATTGTGGCTGATTTATTTAAAGAAGTTATTCCTGCTATTTTGCAGACCAAAAAGAATGTCCTTGTGGACGAGCATGATGTCAAGAAATACGATGCCTTTATTGTAAACAAAGCACTATCATTTCATATGGATTGCATTTATTATGCCAATGAAATGAATATGTTCAATGGATTGGATAATGATTTACAATTCCAATACTACATAAATAACGTAAGGTCTATGAAACGAAAGTATCAACCGTGGCAGAAAGCTGAAGTTAATAAAGATTTAGAACCCATCAAAGAATATTTTGGATTCTCAAATGAGAAAGCCAAACAAGCTTTGCGAGTTTTAAGCGATGAACATATCACTTTAATAAAAGAAAAAACAAATAAAGGTGGAGTGACCAAATAATGATTCGTATAGAAGATATGGTTGAAGTGACCTTGAATGAGAAAGATGACTTTCTTAAGGTCAAAGAAACCCTAACCCGTATTGGACTGGCATCAAAGAAGGATAATACACTTTATCAATCTTGTCATATTTTACATAAACAAGGCAAATATTACATTGTTCATTTCAAAGAACTATTTGCTTTAGATGGAAAGCCATCAGACATAACAGAGAATGACCTAGCTCGTAGAAATACCATTGCCAATCTGTTAGAGGAATGGGATTTGATTGATATTGTTAGGCCAGAACAAACAGAAGAATTAACTGTATCCTTATCACAGGTTAAAATTATTCCTTATAAAGAAAAGAATGATTGGAACTTGGTGACTAAGTATAATATAGGTAAGAAACCAATTACTAAGAATTACGCAGACTAAGTTAATGATTTTCTCTATATAGAAAATGTGTCTTATAATATACATAAAGGTGTAATTGTATATTTTCGTTAACACATTTAGGAGATTTACCATGTGGACTAAACCTGCTGCTACAGAAATGAGATTTGGATTTGAAGTAACGCTTTATGTGATGAACCGTTAGTCTATAAACCAACGTCTATAGATTTATAGAGGTTTCAGCCGCTGAACCATCGTAGAAAATCAGCGGCTTTTTTATCAAATTTAAGTCAGTTCGTTTAAACTCCGGTATTAACGCCTAGGACCGTTAATCAGGTGTGGATAACCTGTCAAACCCCACTTTTATTATGGAGACATTATGATAACATTGATTGGCCACGGTTACGTTGCAAAATACATATCTGAAGAATTAATTTCACAAGGAATCCAATTTAATTGGACTCACCACACCGATGGTATTCCATGGGATACTAAATTCATAATCAATGCTGCAGGGTTTACTGGAGTTCCTAATGTGGACGCCTGTGAATTTGATAAAGACAAGACCATTCAAG